CATGGCCCTTCACCGGCACGCCGGAGGTCGGCGGCCACCCGATCGCCACCGTCACCGCGTTCGACGTCCATGCGGCCCCTGACGGCACTCCCGTCGTCACCCTGACCCTCGTGGGTGCCGGGGCGCTGAAGCTGATCCTCGGTGCTGGTGCTGCGCGGGTGCAGGTGTCCGACGAGACCCGTGAGGCCCTCGTGTCCCTGGGCTGGACCCCTCCGGAGAGCGGCCGGTGAGCTTTTGACCGCTGCCTGCGCCCAGTGCGGTCACTGCTGTGACCCGGTGGTCCTTGACTTTGACGTCTACGCCGCTGTCTGCGAGCGGGCCCGCGCCGGTGAAGCCGCTCATGACAACGACCGGTTCATCGCCGGACGCTGGCACCCCATCGGCGCGTGGCGGGACGATGACGGCGTTGCCCAGCTGGACCTGCGCTGCGACGCCTTCGATCCTGCAACCCGGCTGTGCACGGCACACGAGGACCGGCCGCCGGTCTGCCGCGGCTACCCGTGGTACGGGGAGGATCCTGCCGGCAGCAGCAGGGCGCTCGCGCTGTACCCGGAGTGCTCGTACCTCATCGACGCCCCACCCTCGCTGCGCCCCGAGGGCTCCCGGCCGCTGATCCCGCTGACGGTCGCAGGCGGCTAGAGGGAGGCGGCTGAATGTCTGTCCGCTCCCGTCTCGCTGAGCCTCCCGTCCAGGCCGTGAAGGCCTTCGGCGGCGGCGTGCCCCCGGCGATCCAGGCTGGTGAGGCCGCGTCGCAGATGACGCCGGCGACGGCGTTCAGCCCCGGCGAGCCGATCGGGCCGTACGACGGGTACTCGCGTACCCCGCGGTCACGGGACTACGTCCCCGGCTACAACATCGCCACCCGGCCCCGCACCCATGAGCGGGTGTCGTTCGAGGTACTCAAGGGCCTGATCGACAACTATGACGTGGCCCAGCTGTGCATCCGCCACAGGATCGCCTCCATCCGGTCGCTGGACTGGAAGCTGATCACCGCCGATGGCTACGACGGCGACATCACCGACGCCATCCCCGTAGGGATGGAGGCGCTGCGGCGGCCTGACCGCAAGACGCTGTTCACGCCGTGGCTGGCGAAATGGCTGCGCGACATCCTGTCCTATGACGCGGGCGCGCTGGAGCGCATGCGGAACCGCGCTGGCCGCGCGGTCGGCCTGAGGGTCGTCTCAGGCCGCACTCTCGCGCCGCTGCTGGACTACTGGGGCGATTCCCCCGACGCGCCCGCCCCGGCCTATGTGCAGTTCGCCCAGGGCCTCCCGTTCAACTGGCTGACCCGCGAAGACCTGATCTACGAGCCGTACGACCCGCAGCCGGACTCCATCTACGGCCGGGCACCGCTCGAAGACGTCCTGCTGAACGCCAACACAGACATCCGCTTCCAGCTGTATTTCTTGCAGCGGTTCACCGAGGGCAACATCCCCGAGGCGTTCGCGAGCGCCCCGGAGAAGTGGTCGCCGGATGAGATCGAGAACTGGCAGAACCTGTGGGACTCGGTCATGTACGGGGACCAGTCACGCAAGAGCCAGATCCACTGGATGCCGGGCGGCACCACGATCGCGTGGAGCAATGAGAAGGACTTCACCGACTCCTTCTCGCTGTTCCTCATGCGGAAGACCTGTGCGGCCTTTTCCGTGGTTCCCACTGACCTGGGGTTCACCGAGAACGCCAACCTTGCCTCGGGTGAGTCGCAGGCCGACGTGCAGCACAAGGTGGGGGATCTTCCCCTCGCCCACCACGTCCAGGACATCCTGTCTGCATTCCTGCAAGACGACCTGGGCCTGCCGCTGCGGTTCGCCTTCGATCTGGGCGAGGAGCAGGACGACCGCCTCAACCAGGCGCAGTCCGACCAGATCTACATCCAGAACGGCGTCGTCGGGCCGTCCGAGATCCGGGAGATGCGGTACGGCCTGCCCGAGCCCGAAGGCCAGTCGGTCCCCCGCTACATCTTCACGACCCGCGGCGGCCCGGTCCCCCTGTCGTCGCTGCTGGCTGTCGCCGGCCCCATCGACCCGCAGACGTCCGCGCCCGTACCGGGTGCCCCCCTGCCGCACACGGCGTTCGAGGAAGTCGAAGGCGTCATCCCGAACCCGCCGCTGCTCTCGCCGCCGCTCGCGGAACAGGAGTACGGCGTGTCCGCGCTGCCTCCCGCACCGCCGCCGCAGCCGGGCGCGCCTGTCGCCAAGGAAGGCGAAGGCGCACCTGCGGCAGGGATCACCGCGGACTCCGGGATCTACGGGTACGACGGCCCGGGTGAGGACGACGACGAGGAGAAGCGCCGCATCGCCGGGCAGATGACCGTCGCTGAGGATCCGCAGCGCGCGGCCGTGGCGAAGGAGCTGGCCGCGTTCCGCCGCTTCGAGCGGGCCCGGCGCAAGGCCGGGACGTGGCGCGACTTCCGGTTCGATGCCGTCGATGCCGGGACCGCGCGCCGGCTGAACGCCGGAGGGCAGCAGGCGATCACCAAGGCCGCCGTGCCGGGCCTGTCCCCGTGCTCGGGCATGATCAGCCTGGACGTGCCGGACGGCCTGATCGAGCCCGTTCCGGGCGGCGTGGACGACTTCCATGTCACCGTGGTCTACCTCGGCCCGGACGTGGACGATGAGGCGTTCGCCGCTGCGTGCGACCGGGCGCAGGCTGCCGCCGCGGCGATGCCGGGCCCGCTCCCTGGCACGCTGGCGGGCGTGGACTCGTTCCCGGCCTCGGGCAGCAGCGACGGCAAGGTGCCGGCCTACGTCCCCGCATCGCTGCCGGGTGCGGCCCCGCTCCGGGCGGCGCTTGCGGACCTGTCGGCCAGCGAGCACGCGGACTGGCAGCCGCACGTCACGCTGGCCTACGTGGACGAAGGCGACCCGCTGCCCGATCCGCTGCCTTCCACCCCGGTCACCTTCACGCAGCTGTCGGTGCATCGCGGTGGCGACGTGGAGCGGTTCCCGCTCGGCTGCGGGAGCGAGCCGGACGGCGGCGATGAGGCCACCTGCCCGTGCGGAACGCCGGTCATCTACGACGAGGGCAACGGCTGGCAGCACGCCGATGGGTCGATCAGCCACGACGACGGCGAGTCCGTCAGCGACAAGATGACGGCTGTGGCCAAGGCAGCTGATGCCGGCCCAAAAGTCCAGGCGCCTAGCGGGCAGCAGGCGTGGGCCGGCTGGCGGCTGAATGACAAGGCGGTCGCCTACTGGGCGCCGCTGGTCACCGCAGCAATCACGGCAGCGCTCACCCGGCCGAAGCTGCACCAGATCGCCGCGGACTACCTCGCCGCCAACCCGCAGCAGCAGGGAGACGCACCGCAGAAGCGGGACCGCAACGACGCCGCCTACGTGTGGCTGGTCGCGTGGCTCAGCGCCCACGGCGTCACCCTGGACGCCAGCACGCTCGCTCAGGGCATCCTGGCGGACGGCTACCTGATCGGCTCCGTGTCCGCCGCAGCCGTGGCGGGCGGTACTGCGGCAGACCTCGGCGGATGGAAGCCCGGCGACACTGACGCCGCGTCAGGCCGGGTAGGAGACCTCGGCGGCGCCGACGCGCTCACCGCCTACCTCGCCGCGCAGGCCGGCGACGCGGCAGGCGAGATCACCGGCACTGCCCTCGGCGCGGTGTCCCGCAGTCTCGCTGGCGCGGATGGGGACAGTGATCCCGGGACGCTCGGCGCGGCACTGCGGAAGCTCCTGGCCGATCTGGCTCTCGCCGCTGGCGCGGTTTTCGCCGTGCTGTGCGGTGCGACGGCCAAGGCCGCGGACGACTTCTACTGCGGCTACGGGTCAGAGCCCCCCGGCCTTGGCCTGGGTGACTTCGCCTGGGAGCTGGATCCGACCATCGAGAACTGCCCCATCTGCGTGACGAACGCGGCGGCCGATCCGAGGCCATACGGAGACGCATGGCCTTCAGGGGACACTTCGACCGGGATTCATCCGCGCTGCGGGTGCGCGCTGGTGCGGGCCTGAGCTACGGCTTCCATTCCTCCCGGTAGCCGGGAGCCGTCAGGACGCCTGGTCTCGCAACTCTCG